CTTTTATAGTTGTGACGATGGGCGCTTGCTGTGCCATTGTCTTCATAGCCTTTCGTAGGTTTTGATGACGAGTGGCTGCACCACTTTATTCTGGTTTAGTTTCATGAAGGTCGTTCTTACTACGTAAGAATTTAGAGAATTCACCTTTTCCAAAGTGAATTTTCTATGACTTCCATGACACATCCTTACTGACAGCGGTTATATTTCTTTTGAAATTAACCTTGCCAAAAGAGATGTGAATACCAGGTAAAGAGTTGCTTAGCTTAACGCACTTCAACCTTTCTCGTCTTTCAGTAGTTTATAAAACTGCTGGAAAAGCGAGAGTGATTGGTATAACCAATTACTGGGTTCAAGTGGCACTATATCCTTTACATAAGGAAATCTTTAAATTTTTAGGGAAGTTACCTACCGACGGAACGTACAACCAACTCGGCCCTGTTTGGGCCTTGCGGGCTGATGGTTCTAAGTACTACTCTTATGACTTATCCGCGGCTACAGATCGTATACCGCGTCTAATTCAGAGAGATGTACTGTGTCAGTATATAACTCCTCGACTTGCAGACTTATGGTGCTCATTGGTGGATATGCCCTTTAAGTTTCGCGACGACGTAGTAAAATACGCTGTCGGTCAACCTATGGGGGCATACTCATCGTGAGCAATGCTCGCGCTAACTCACCACATGATTGTCCAGTCATCATCGAAAACATTAGTTGAAAACTATGCGATCCTTGGTGACGACGTCATTGTGCCTGAAGTGGCAGCCCCGAGTTATCTTGCAATAATGCAATCACTCGGTGTGGGTATTTCTCTGGCAAAATCAATTGTCTCTTCCGAGATGGTTGAATTTGCTAAGAGAGTCAGAAGTCTGGATGGAGAGGATCTATCTATTATCGGACCTGGACTTATAATGTCCGCGGTTCGACATAGATGGCTTAGTGCTTTAGTTCTAGCAGATTCTATACAAAAAGGTCTGTTTCGATGAACTGAAGCCCCTAATCTTTTAAGAAAAATCCCTGGGTCCTTAAAACCCGAGGATGATTCTTTATTTGGATCTTTGGTGCTATTTGGCCCGAAGGCTTTATTGCGTGACAGCCAAGCTAACGCGGTGTTTCCACCGGGTAAGGCTCGTGCTCTGTCGCAACTAGCAGAAGAAAGCAGTTGATCGCTTTCTCATATCGTTGATTTCCTTCAAAAGGAGGAATCAAAGAAGTGAGAAAATGCACGATCAAGTGCTGCCGAAGACGGACGAATGTTCTCCACATTAGTGTGGCGATTTTTCGTTCCTCGCTTCGGCGTGATCCTAGGACTGATTATGTTCCTAACTTTTTGGTTTTCTCCGATTCCTCCGTATGTTATACGAAGGATAGGAGAGATCCTTGAAGGTGAGGTTCCGTGAGCGAAGTACAACGACCGTAGCCGTTGAGACCTTCCAAGTATCATTCATGATTACTTGGATGGGCATCCTGAACTCTTTTGAAGTTTACAGGAGGCCCCAACAAACCAGAAAGTGGTATCATGTCGTCGCTTTTACAAGCGGCTAATGAACTCATTTCCTTGAATGCCAGATCTACGCCCAAGGGTTAGCATCTCCTTCAA